TGCTGACGTATTCGGCTTGGGCATGGACTTCGACCAGCAAACTTTGGCAAACGAAGACGCAGCACTGGACATCCGTTCCGCTGGCGCACAGACTTTGGCAACTCGTTTGATGATCCACCGTGAAGAGCAGTTCGCTGCAAACTTCTTCGCTGCATCTATCTGGGGTTCAGAATCAACACCAACAAACTTGTGGTCTGATTACACAAACGGCACACCTATCCAAGACGTTACCACTGCTCGCCGCACTATGCAGCTGAAATCTGGTGGCTTCAAGCCAAACACAATGGTCGTAGGTAAGGAAGTCCGTGACATCCTCATCAACCACCCAGCTATCCTTGCCCGTCTGAACGGTGGCGCAACTGTAGCAAACACAGCACTCATCACTGACGCTAAGTTGGCTGAAATCTTTGAGGTAGAAAACTTCTACGTCATGGAAGCTGTGAAAAACGACAGCGTTGAAGGCGTAGCGGAAAGCAACTCTTTCATCGGTGGCAAACATGCCCTGTTGGTACACGGTCCAAAAGGCGCTGGTCTGATGACCCCTGCCGCTGGTCTCACATTCGCATGGAACAATGTTCCCGGCGCAAACAACTTGGGCATCACCGTAGAGAGCTTCTCTGACGATGCACTCAAGCGTCAGCAAGTTGCTGAACACATCCAAGTTAAAATGGCCTATGACATGAAAGTCACTGGCGCTGATTTGGGTTACTTCTTCGATACAGTAGTAGCCTAAACAACTTAGGTGGGGGCTTTAGTGGTCCCCACCACTTTTACATGAGGAACCCCGACAATGACACCATTTCAATATGACCGACCCGTATTTGTTAAAGTACCCTTTACTGGGGGCAAGCGAGAGTGGAACCGACAGGAACACTTCCCTTGGAAAGAGTTATCTATAGACAAGGCGGCTGTAGAAGCTCTGTATAACAATGACTACCTTTACCACAATGGTGAGTTGGAAGACAAAGCCAAAGTCGGTGACGGACTAGAAACTCTTGATGTCGAGTCGCTGCAAAGCATAGTTAACTCCATCAACGAGAAAGTTAAAGCTAAGACAACTTCCCAAGCTGAGTTTGACCGCAAGAAGTGTAAGAAGTCTAAGATAGTTGAAAAGCAACGCGGATTGATCCGTAGTTGGCGCAGAACATATGGACAGTTGGAGAACGACTAATGGCTTGGAGCTACGATGAAGGCAACCTTAACACGGGCGACACACTTGGTCGCTTAAACGCTGTAAGGTTACTAATAGGTGATACAGACACCAACGACCAACAGGTGCAAGATGAAGAGATTGTCTTCGGTCTAGCTCAAGCTAACAACAACGTCTATGGTGCTGGTGCATGGGTGTGTCGTGTAATAGCGGCAAAGTACTCACGCAATGTAGACAGTGAGATCAGCGGTGCTTTAAAAGAGAGTGCCTCCCAACTACAAGATCACTACAACTCATTGGCAGACAACCTAGAGTACCAAGGACAGAAGCTAGGTGGTCTTGGTATCGCAGCTGGCGGCGTCAAGGTATCTACAGTGGATGGGGTTAGAGCTAACACCAATCGTGTAAAGCCTGAGTTCAACAAAGACCAGTTTAAGATCGACACGCAAAACTATAACTACGAGTAGGGACAGGTCATATGAGGGCGTACAACTTGCTAAAACTGGTAGAGCGTTACGGCTCCCAACTGACACTCGTTAAGACCACTGCGGGTGCTTATGACACTACGAATGGCTCTGCTACATCAACAACTGAGAACTTCATTTTCACTGGATACTTCTACAACTCGGAAGAGGGGATACTGCTAGATGATGTTAGACGGGGTTCTCGTAGAGTTGTTATCCCTTACCTTGGACTGGGGACCGAACCTGATGATGGAGATCAGATTACTGGGATTGGCGATACTGTAAACATCACACGGGTAAGTAAATTCTACAATGCTGGTACTCCTGTGTGCTACGTTTGTGAGGTATCTGAGTAATGGTTGACATGAAGGTAAACAACTCTGCCTATAAAAAGCTACAGTCCCTAGAGGAATACGCGGGTCAGGAGTTGGAAGACAAGCTGTACGCTATTGCTAACGATGCTGTTAGAACTACCCTCACATCCACGAGTAACAAGGGTAAGATAGGTGCTGTAGATAGCGGTGCTTACCTTGAGTCCTTCTCTTTTGCACTGGGGAGTGGTCGTCCAAGGCGTAGGGTATATAGAGGAAACCAGAAGTCCTTTAACCCAGAGCAACTTGCCCTACAGAACTTGTTGTCTGACATCAAGAGAGTTGACCTAATGTCGTCAACTAGGATAACCCTTCGGAACGGTTCACCTTACGCAAGGAAGGTTGAGTACAACTACGGGTATCGCATCTTTGCGAAGCTAAGGAGAAAACATGGCTAATATCCAAAAAGAGATTAGGGCCGCACTGGAAACCCATTTAAGTAGTGTAACCGACTTACCCCAAGTTGCTTATGAGAATGTACCTTTCAACCCAACTACGGGTGTTAGTTACATACAAGTGTTCTACATACCTACTTCACGAAGACCCGCAGTACGCGGAACTAGCCCACAACAGAGGTACGAAGGTATCTTTGCTATCAACTGTTACGCACCAGAGGGCAAAGGCCCAGCGGCGGCAGAAACCATTGCAGAGAACGTGATGACTGCGTTTGAAGCTACTACCTCTATCACACTAAACAACATCACCGTATCTATAGACTACTCTGAGGTTGAGCAAGGATTACTTGACAGCCCTTGGTTCATGGTCCCCGTTAATATCGGATGGTATGCTTACAACTAATTCTTAGGAGAATACAATATGGCCTTTGCACAGGGTTCACGTTCCAGTCTGTCTTACATCGTCGAAAGTACATTCGGCACGACACCAGCTGGTAACTTTCAAAACTTGCCTTTCACATCCCACTCCCTCAACATGACAAAAGAGCGTGTTGCTGGTACTGACATCCAAGCTGACCGTATGTCCCGTGTGGACCGTCACGGTAACCGTCAAGTAGCTGGCGACATCACAGCCGACCTTCGTGACACAGACTTCGATGACTTCCTTGAAGCTGCTATGCTCAACACATGGAACCTTAACGTACTCAAGGTTGGCACAGTACCAAAGTACTTTTCCATCGAGGACTATGCAGCTGACATCGACCAAGCTCGTTTGTTCACAGGTTGCTCAGTAAACACCTTGTCTGTCGCTCTTGCACCTAACGCAATGGTAACTGGTACATTCGGTATTGTCGGTAAAGACATGACCATCTCAGCCACAGAGAAGACACAAGATGCTGCCACAGGCGCTGCACCTTTTGATGCTTACTCAGGTGACTTGGAGATCGGTGGTTCAGTAGCTGCTATCGTTACAGCAATGGACTTCACACTGACTAACGGTTTCGCCCCTACATTCGTAGTTGGTGACGACAGCGCCCCATCCCTTGAGGTTGGTGATGCAGTGGTCGAAGGTTCTATCTCCGCTTACTTTGAAGATGCTTCCTTGCTGAACCGCTTCATCAACGAGACAGAGACTTCCTTGAAGGTCACAGTGGGTGACAACGAAGGTACACCAAACACTATGGAGTTCTTCTTCCCACGTTGTAAGATCAACTCTGCTGACGTAGGCGTAGACGGACCAACAAGCCGTGTTATCGCTCTGTCGTTTGTCGCCCTGCGTGACGACACAGAAGAAACAAATCTGCGTATTACACGCACATAAGAATCCTGTAGCTACAGGCGGGGAGTGTCGGTGTCGGGTCTGACGCTCCCCATTTTCCCACCCGACATCCCGATAAGGAAACCTGACAATGGATTTAAAAGACTTAACACCGAAGAGTGAAACAGTAGAGATTACTGTATGTAACCCCTCCACATCTAAGCCCCTCCTAAACGAGGATGATAGCGAGATGACTATTGTGATGTATGCCCCGCATACTCCAGAGTACAAGGCAGAGGTTCATCGACAAACTAACATCAAACTTAAGCGTATGGAAAAGTCTGGCAAGATGTCCATTACAGCTGAGGAGCTAGAAGATAGCGCCCTCCTCCATATGGCTAAGGTGACTAAGAGTTGGAACATCACATATGATGGTGAACAACCAAAACTCACAGTAGAGAAAGCTAAAGAGGTCTACTCCGACATCCCTTGGATCAAGGAACAGATTGAGGAGGCTCTCAGTGACAGCGTGGATTTTACGAATGTCTAACTGGGGAACTTCTGGATTACGCTGAACACCAGTTCAAGTTGGCAAAACCCAGTGAGGACGGTAAACCACTACGGGAACACTTAGAGCAAGTAGAGAAGCAACTGGGGAGACCCGTTGAAGACCTAACTGGCCCTGAGTTTCCCGATCCTATGCTACACACATGGCTTTACTTCCTGTCCATATCTCAAGGGAGAAGCGGGGGGTTTAACGGCCCTAACCCAATTTCCTACCCAGACATCAAGGCTTGGTCGGAGCTAACTGGTTCTCCTGTTACGACAAGGGAAGTAGACGTTATCAAGCGCCTCGACGCAATATACATAAGGACTATGACAAGCAATGGCTAGTGATGATATTAAACTTGGCGTTAACTATAGTGAGGTTCAAGGTGCTACAAAAGCTGTACACGGTCTTGGCTCTAGTCTGAGGTCAACAAGCGTACAGCAGAGCGGTCTCACAAAGAAGAGTAAGAAGTTCACTATGGGTATCCAGCAAGCTGGTTTCCAAGTAGGTGACTTTGCGGCTCAGGTTCAGAACGGTACAAGTGCTATGGTCGCCCTTGGTCAACAGGGTCCACAGTTGCTTGGTGTTCTGGGTGTTTGGGGTGCTTTGGCTGGTGCTGCACTAGCTATCGGTACTGCCATCATCAAGGCCAAGAACGCTGGTAAAGAACTTAAGTTCAACTTCAAGGGTATTGGTGCAGACTTAGGTAAGTTGTTTGAACCTGCTAAACCCTTCTTCGACCAGATAAGTAAAGCCTTCAAGTTTGTGGGCGGCATATTCAAGTCCCTTCTTAACGGTATGATCACAGGTCTGGCAAAGTTCTTTACTATCCTTAGCTACACCCCAGCTATCTTCAAGGAGGCTGTTGGTAAGTCGGGTACATACTTTGAGGCATTAAAACTAAGGGTAGAGATAGCATCCCAGAAGATGAACATTGCTGTCAACCAATTTCTCGTGGACTTCAAGAAGAATAACAAGAGAGTTATCGACAACATCCGTAGAGTATGGGGTGGCGTAAGTAATTCTATTAGCGCCGTTGTGGCAGGTCTTGTAAGTAATATCAAGTCGTTCTTTGCTAACATGAAGAATGAAGTTGTACTTATGTTTGAGAAGATGGTTAACAAGGTTGTAGAAAACGTAAACTGGCTGCTTAGTTTTATCAACAAGGCTAGGTCTAAAGTTGGTATGGGCAGAATTGAGTTGTTCGAGGAAATAAACTTCTCGACTGGAGATACTGAAGCGCAATACATGAGCTTAGGTCAACTAGCTAGGGATGCTTACAACCAAGGTTTCAACAGTGTACCACTTAGCATTGATATTGGAAAGAGCAACCAAGAAAAGCTAATAGCTGATTCTAAAGAGGGGCTGTTCAGAGCCGCAGAGGAACTAAGTAGACTTCAGGCAGCACTCAATGAACCCCTGTCGTCTGTAGAAGACCTATATGCGGCACTTGAGAAGGTTGGTGAGTTTGACCTTGGTAAGTACTTCTCTTGGGGTGCTAAAGAGGCTAAGAAGAACCTTAAGAAGATCAAGTCTGATGCAGAACTAGCTCGTGATGCTTTGTCGTCCTCAATGGAGAGCGCCTTCATGGATATGGTTGATGGCACTAAGTCAGTTAAGGACGCCTTTAGGTCAATGGCTTCAGAGATCATCAAAGAGTTGTATCGTATCTATGTGGTTAAGAAGATCACAGGTATGATTACAGGTGCCTTGCAGGGTTCTAACGTACCTCTCTTTGGCGGTAAAGCAAACGGTGGCCCAGTTGCCGCTGGGGGCAGTTACTTGGTTGGTGAGCGTGGGCCAGAAATCTTCACCCCTTCCACTGGCGGTAGTATTACACCTAACAGTAAGTCTGGTGGCGCTGGTAGTGGAGTAACTGTCGTTCAGAACATCAACATCTCTACAGGCGTACAACAAACTGTACGGGCTGAAATCCGACAAATGATGCCACAGATTGCACAGAGTGCTAAGGCTGCTGTTGTAGACAGCAAACGCCGTGGCGGTAACTATGGAAGGGCAATGGCGTAATGGCTATCTCATACCCACTCTCACTGCCTACAAACGTAGGTATGGCTAGTATCGAACTAAGGGCTAAGAACACAGTTGCTGTCTCTATGTCACCGTTTACATACAAGCAACAGACACATTCCTACGATGGTCAGATGTGGGAAGCGGATGTAACTCTTCCACCTATGAACAGGGACGATGCTGAATCTTGGGTGTCGTTCCTTATGTCCCTCAAGGGCCGTGCTGGTACGTTCTTGCTCTACGATCCATCCGCTAAATCCGCTAGGGGTACTGCTACCTCTGCTACGGTTACAGGTTCCGCTGGGGACGATAGCTTGTCTGTTGTGATGACAGGTACACTAAAGGCTGGGGACTACATCCAGATTGGTGCTGCATCTGATGCGACACTACACAAGGTTCTGGTTGACCAAGATGGTGATGGAACACTTGAGGTTTGGCCTAAGCTGCGTAAGGATCGTACATCTGTAGCTGTTGACTTAACTAGCGCATCTGGTGTGTTCCGTCTTGCCTCTAACGAGACAGCTTGGTCGGTTGACAACGCAAGTTTCTTTGGCATCTCCTTTGGTGCTACGGAGGCTATAGTATGAGCCGTACAATAGATAGTGGACTACTAACTGCCCTCACTGGTAACTTGGTCAATCCATACTATGCTGTAGAGTTGATGTTCGATAGCGCCCCACTGCGGTTTTGGACGGGTCTGGGTGACAGAACTATCGGCGGGGAGACTTACATAGGTACAGGCTCTTTGCTTAACATAGCAGCCGCTGAGGAAGTCGGAGACCTATCTGCTAAAGGTATGGTGCTAACCCTGACAGGGCTTGATAGTTCTATCGTCTCATTGGCTCTACAGGAACCATACCAAAGACGTATAGCTAAAGTCTACTTAGGTGAACAGAGCGTTACTCCAGTAGTAGAAATCTTTAGTGGTTTCATGGACACCATGCAAATCTCAGACGAACCCGAAACCGCTACTGTCGTCCTTACTATCGAAAGTAAGCTGGTCGAACTAGAGCGTTCCCGAAATTGGAGATACACAGATGAGAGCCACAAAGCCCGATACAGTGGAGACAGCTTCTTTTCCTTTGTGCAAGACATACAGGATCAACAAGTAGCATGGGGAAGATCAGCAGGTTAAACGAATACCTTAGTGAAGTGTGTGATGTCCCCTTTGAATGGGGTGTGCATGACTGCTTCACTTTTACTAATGGCGCTTGGAAAGCTATGTACGGACAAGGGTGGGCTGACGATTGGTTAGGTAAATACATGACCGAAGGTAAGCCCATGAGAAGAGATGAGCTGAGAAAGACATTTAGGTTTGGCGGTATTGACGCAGCCCTTAAATCAAGGCTCACACCTTACGACAGACCAGTTCTAGGTTCTCTAGTCACCACTGAGAGGAGTCAGAGGTGGATGATTGGAGTTGCTATGGGCATCTCTCTAGGCTCACGTTGTGTGTTCCTAAGTAAAGATGGCCTAATCAAATTAAACGCAGAAGACGTACAAAGTTCTTGGGGGCCAAATGTCAAGATATAAATTAGGTAGCTTAACAATACGGGACTGGAACTCTTGGGATAGAGTACCTCGTGACCCAGCTACTATTGGCTATATGATCGTAAACGGTGTTGGGTACGCTGCGGCTGGTACAGCTGTTGCTGCTACAGCGGGTCTTGCAGCCTTTGGTTATATGGCAGTGGGTTACATTGCCACTACCCTTGTTACCTCGGCCCTGCTGTCTGCACTTGCGCCCAAGCCTGACTTTGGTTCACTCGCTGGCAGTGGTGGACTTCTGGTTAACGGTAAGGGTGCTACAGAACCTGCACAGGTTGTCTATGGTCAAGTCCGTAAGGGTGGTACAATCACTTTCGTTGAGTCTACTGGTGGCAACAACAAGATACTGCACCAGATCGTCGTACTAGCTGCACACGAAGTAGAAGAGATTGGCGACATCTACCTAAACGATGAAGTCGTTACTATGTCTAACGAGGATGTTACCTCTGCACCATTCAACGGTTATATAAAGATATACAAACACCGTGGAAACCAGACAAGTATAAACGATGCTTTTGCAAATAGCTCAAGCACACTTGCCAACACTATCATCTCAGAGACATCTGCTGACAACGATTTTGTTGGCAAGGGTTTAGCTTACCTGTATTGTCGTTTTACATACGACCAAGATGCCTTTGTAAACGGTCTACCAGTTGTGACAGCTGTTATTAAGGGCAAGAAGGTCACTAAGACTGTATCTGGTGTCGATCAAACACCTGTGTACTCTAACAATGCTGCTTGGGTTATCAAGGACTACTTGACATCTAACTACGGTATGAACGACGATGACATCAACATCGACTACACTACCTTTGAGGCAGCTGCTGACGTTTGTGACCAGACTGACATCTTATCGGATGGCACTGAGCAATACACAATCAACGGTGTTGTAAACCTAAATCAACCCATACGAACTGTACTTGAACAAATGATGACCGCATGTGGTGGTACTCTATTCTGGGGTGCTGGTATGTGGAAGTTGTATGCTGGTGAGTTTACAACACCAACTAAGACGTTCACACTAGATGATCTGAGGTCTGGGGTATCCCTTGACACTAGGGTTTCCTCTAGGGATAACTTTAACAAGGTCACTGGCACTTTCATCGACAAAGAACAGGACTACATAAGTGCTGACTATCCAGCTGTTACCTCTTCGACCTTCTTGACTGAGGATAACAACGTAGAGACACCCCTTGACTTAGCTCTACCCTACACCACAAACAGCTTTGCTGCACAGAGATTAGCAAAACAAATGCTGTTCCGCAGTAGGGAACAAATCTCCTTGTCTGCTGACTTTGGGTTAGAGGCTCTGGATGTTGAGGTAGGTGACTTTGTTAAGTTTCGTAACGAGCGTTACGGATGGGGTGTAGGTGATGAGAAGACCTTTGAGGTCATAGGTTGGAGACTAAACCCTGACCCAGAGAACATGGACCTCCGTGTTAACCTTCAACTGCGTGAGAGTAGTCAAGCCGCTTTTGGGTTTACAGTAGCAGATGAACAGACTATTGTATCTAACAACTCAACCCTACTGAAGTACTATGATGTACCAAGCATAGGTGTCACAGTTAGCCAAGAGTACCGTGAGGTCAACGAGAACGTAGTTAACGTCCTTGTGGTTCAGGTTGAAAGTAGTGCTATCGAAAGAGTAGACTCAGTTATCCTTAAGTACAAGAAGACCTCTGATGCCAACTTCAGTTCTGTTGGTCAGACAATCCTTGTTAACGAGGGTAACTCAGCTGGTAGGTTCGAGATTGTTGGTGTTGACGCACCCCAGATTACAGAGGGGGCTATCAACTACACTGTCTCAGTCACACCAGTTAATGCTCTTGGTTACAAGGGTACCACAGTAACTACAACATACAACCTTACTGCTGACACTACGCCACCATCTGAACCTAGTTCACTCTCCCATTTACTATCGGGGGGTACTATCTTCTTTAGCTGGCCTGCTGTTTCTGATCTTGACTTGTCACACTATAAAGTCTACTACTCCTCTACCACCTCAGATGAGTTTGGGGATGCCTCCGTTCAGCTTGTAGTGGACAAAGTTGCTAGACCAGCTACCTCAATTTCCTACCCAGCACTTGCAGGTAAGTTCTTTGTGTCGTCAGTTGACAAGACTGGTAACGAGAGTACAGCGGCTGCTACAACGACTGTTGATCCCTCTGAGCTACCTGAGCTTGGTACGAGTGATACACACACTGAAAGCCCCTCATTTAGTGGCTCTAAGACTAACCTTACGGTATCTGGTGGTGCTTTGTTTATGTCTAGTTACTCAACCGCTGGGTCTACGGGTACATACAGCTTTGACCACAATGGAAACGACTACTTTGATCTCGGTACCTCTCGTACAGTCAGATTGTCCTCTGCCGTAACAGTTTCCCGTAAACATCTGGATGCTGTTAGTGGAGAAATCAACTGGGATGATATACCTAACAACTGGGACACATGGCCTGATAACTGGGATACATGGACCGACGAGACAGCTGACTTTGCTGACTTCTCTGTTGTTCTCCAAGCTAGGGCTGCAACTACAGTGGCTGGTTTGTCTAGCGCACAGTGGGTTACAGCCTCTGGTGAAGTAGTTGGTCGTTATGTACAGTTCAGAGCAATCCTCTCAAACACTAATGCAAAAGTAACCCCGAACATAACAGCACTAAGTGCTACAGTGGAGTATTAAACATATGTCACAACATGACTTTACAATCGCCAACCAAACAGCCAGTAGCGCACGATCCGACATCAACAATGCGCTACAGGCTTTGGTGTCTAACAACAGCGGGGCTTCGGCCCCGACCACTACCTACGCTAATATGTGGTGGTACGACACTGGTTCAAACCTGCTTAAGATCAGGAACGAGGGTGATAGTGCTTGGCTCAACGTAGCTTACGTTAATCAATCTACTAACAAGTTTGAGATACTTGACGACACTAAGGTTGTTACTACAGCTGGGGTTCAAGTTGGTATTCTTGGAGATCAGTCTGAGGTAGTTTGGGAAACTGGTACGGGTACTACTGAAAGCCTTGTTTCACCAGCTAAGGTTAGTGCTGCTGTAAAAAGTTCATCTCTTGGGTCAAGCTCTCAGACTGGTCAAGAGCCCAGCAGGTCAGTAGGTACTGTCTATTATAACGACACTGGAAGACCAATAATGGTTTCTTATGGCATAAACGGTAACAACTTTGCTGGTGAAACCCGTTGGTCACTTCTTACTGGTCCTACATCAACTCCCACTGGAGAGGTCACACGAGCATCTACATTTAACCAACACAATTACTCTGGTAATTCTTCAGGTATTGTACCTGTGGATCACTACTACAAGATAGAAAAAGTTACGGGTAATAATACGGCAGGGGTATTCTACTGGCTTGAGCTAAGGTAAGACTGAACAAAACTCTAGGGGGGCAACATGCCATACCAATTCGGAAAACGTAGCCTACAGAGGTTATCAGGTGTAAACCCTGACATGGTACAAGTTATGAAACGTGCCATTGAGATTAGCACTAAGGACTTCTCCATCATAGAAGGTATTCGATCTGAGGTCCGTCAGCGTGAGTTGTTCAAATCTGGCAAGTCACAGACAATGAAGTCACGACACATAACTGGAGATGCTATCGACTTAGTACCTCACCCTGTGTCGTGGGAATTTGAAGACTTCTATCCAGTAGCTGATGCAGTTATCCAAGCGTGTAAGGACGAAGACATAGCCTTGCGCTGGGGTGGTAACTGGAGAGTGAAAGACCTGCGTGAGTGGGAAGGAACAGCCGAAGAGCTTGTGTCAGCATACGATGGAAAGTTCTATGACCTACCACACTTTGAAATACCAAGGACGTAGTTGTAATGGGCGGTATTGGATTAAAGAACACCTATCAAAAGGTGATGAGAGCTAACGGACCTGCGCAGATGCTAACCTATGCCTTCTGGGGCGTACTGATGGCAGGTATGTTTCAAGGCGTGTGTGATATGTGCTTCCCTGCGGAGCTACTAATTGCTTGGGGTCTTATCAGTCTCTCTGTCGTGCCTGTAACTGTGTGGTGCAGTCCCACCATGCTGAGGTCGGTACTTCTACTTGATGTAGTTGTGTCGGCTTATATCATGGTCGTGTTCTTAACCCATGAACCCCATGTAGTGCAACCTGTCTACCACGTTATGACCCTTGACGGAATGAGTACTAGGCAAATGGCTGGTCACTCCTCTTCTGACTGGTTTCATGCTTCCGCTTTAATCTGGATGACACTACACGCCATCTATCTTGCAGACCTAACCAACAGACAAATACTAGAGAAGAGAAGGTTTAGTAGGGATGACACTTGAAGAAATTACACCTATACTAATAGCAGTTATAGGTTCCGCTGGCTTATGGGGGTTTCTGACCCTTCGGGCAAAACAATCACACGAGAAGTCACTGAAGGACGATGCCAAGTCAGCTGAGTTTAACGACACCCTACGCGAACAAGTTGAGCGTCTGTCGGAAAAGCTAGACAAAGTAATTTCAGACAAGGAGACGCTATTGCTTGAAATGTCAGATATGAAGGCGTCATTGGCTGAGGCTAACGCAACAATCAAACATTTAGAGACACTGCTCAGACAGAGGTAACATAATGCTATGTGTATTGGTGTTTGTTTCCTTCGGACATGCTTGGACGACTGGTGGTAATCAGTTGTTTCAATACTGCTACTACGATTGCGGTGCCACTAAGAATGGTCTTTGGTACGACAGGGTTTACAGGGTAAGCCATAACTATGTGTGTCCTATAGAGGTTAAGTTCAAATGATAGACCCATTTACAGCATTTGCTGCCGCTCAGACAGCCGTATCAGCCATTAAACGTGGGATACAGCTAGGTAAGGACATCGGTGG